AAGAATAAAGATATCATAGTGCCAATAGCGATGATATCTCTAGACATATCTTCTGAACATTTACATTTTTCATTAGTTAAATATTTAACATAGTCAAATGCATAGTAGATATATACAACAAATAGTAAGAAGAATACGAAAGTTGCTATTGCTACTAATTGTACAATTACACCACCCATGCTTCTAGCAACTGATTTTAAGGAAACAAAAGCAGTTACAAAGAAGTATATTAATGCAATTATTGTGAAATTCTTTATGAAATCTTTGTTAGGATGTTCTGAACATTCACAGCCGATATTTTCTAACTTGTATAAATATGTGTATATTATTAATAATAATATAACAAATATCATTTGAATTATTAAGCTACTATAAAAAGATAGATTGTTTTCTTCCTTCATGGTTTTTAACTTTTCTTACTCTATATTATAATATAGAAATTATTTATTTTGTAATTCTAAAATATTATATATTAAAAACTTTGTAGAATTATTAAATTTTGAAATATCTATATTTTTTATTTTATTAATTATTTTAGCAGTTTTTGTTACACTTAATATATTAAATAATTGTTCTAGAAAAATATCTAAAATATGTTTATATTCCTTATTTTCTTTTAGAATATTAATTGTATTTTCAAATAATATTTCCAATAAAACATAAATTTCATTTAACTTAAATTTTAACCATAATTTATTAAGATTATTTATATTTTTTTTCCACTTAATATAATCACAATATAAATCATATTCATCGTTCAATAACAATATATCATTATCATAAATTTTTTTCGGAGGTTTCCATTCCTCAAATTCTATGTAATTCTTCCATTTAGCTTCAATATTCTCTTGTAAAATATTTTCATCAAAAAATGTTAATATGTTTGTGTACAAAATGTTTTCATTTAGCTTTATATATTCCCATATAATTTCAAACACGCTATTTTTATCATTTTCATTAATTATTTCTTTAATGCTTTCATATATAGTGTTTTTATTTTTTGTAGTTATTTTATTTAATAATCCAACTAATTTACGTTTCAACATTGAGTTATCAGTAAAATCAGGGATTATAATATGAAATTTATTTTTTGTTGAAACATTTTTTTCTTTTTTATTATAATTTTTTTTTACCCATATCATTTTAGGGTCATAATATGATTTAAAACAACTATAAGTATCATTAATTTCTACTGCCTTATTTTTGATATTTTCCGGTATTTTTTCTATTTGATTATATCTATCCTGAAAATATGAAATATCTATTTTAATAATACTATCATTCATTGTATTATATAATACTATATAAATAATCTTATATAATTAAATACATAAGGCAATAATAATATATATAATAAAATGACTATTGCTATTCAAAGCATTGAATCGTTTAGTGATTTTGTAAACAAGTTGGAAGAAGTTTATAAAAATCAATTAATTTATCGTACTTTAATAGTTTATGGTAATAAAAAATATGTATCTATTTACAAATATATGTTAGAGCAAAATAATAATAGCGTATATGTTGTAAATAATAAAAAAATAGATTATGATAAACTAGATTATAGAATATTAATGATAAATGATAAAAAAATTAAAGATTTTGTAGAAAAGAATGGTAGAGACTTTTATAATTTGGTTATATATACACCATGCAGTAATAGCAATAATAAAATATAATTATCTAACAATATTTTAGATAGTAAATTAAATGGTGAAAAAATTGTTTAAAATAGAATATGTTATATTGGCTACTTTTGCGTTGATAGTGTTTGTATTATTATTAAATAGTAAAAATATATGCGAAGGATTTTATAGTAATAAAAATTATAGTTTAGAATATTATTATATGGATGGTTGTGGACATTGTGACCAATTCAATAAAAGTGGAGTATGGGAACAATTAGAAAAAAATCATTCTAATAAATGTGAATTTAAGAAATACAATATGAAGGATAAAATGGATAGAGTAAAAAAATTTGATATTCAAGGATTTCCTACAATATTACTTGTAGATAAATCTAATAACAAGGATAAAATGGTAAAGGCCTTTGAAGATGCCAGAACATATACTAATTTAGAAAAATTTATTAATAATATATAAGATATTATTAAGGTATTGATATAACAATAAAAATGGGAGGTGGATTAATGCAGTTGGTTTTAACCGGACAAATGGATCAATATATTACAACTAACCCATGTATCAATTATTATAAATATGTTTATAAAAAACATACTAACTTTGCATTAGAAAGTTATGAAACACCACCAATAAATAATGCTAATGGTGGTTTTTATCAAAGTGTAAAAATGACATATAAAATTGAACGGCGTGCTGATTTGTTAACAAATATGTATTTATCATTTATATTACCTAATATATATTCTTCAAATGATATGAAATTTAGATGGATAGAAAACATTGGATATAATTATATAGATCGTGTTGAACTTCTAATAGATGGTAATACTATTGAAACATTGTATAGTGATTGGATGAATATTTGGAATGAACTTACTAATAAAGATGGTATTGAATATAATAAATTAATAGGTAATGTAAAAGAAATTATAGCTCCTTATAATTTTCAATCAAAATATAAATTTGTGAATAATAAACTTTATAATGTTAATTACCCGGTATCTACTATTTCAAGTTTAACACCAAGTATAAAATCGCGTGAAATACAAATACCTTTAAATTTCTGGTTTACTAGAAATCCTTCTTTAGCATTACCATTATTAAAATTAGCCAATAACGAAGTAACACTAGACGTATATACAAATCAACGTAGCGTTGAGTCACTTTATAAAGTTTGGACAAATAAATTAAATACTTATGTTAGCAGTAGTTTTTATAACGAAATACATAATCAAAATATATCTATACAAAATTTTATAAAAAATATAAATCACGATGTTCAAAATAAATTACATTTAACGTATGTATTTTTGGATAGTACTGAAAGAAGTAAAATGCTTCTCGAAACAAATAGTATGGATTATATTATTGATACTGTTAAAATGTCAACATTCAATGTTGATAATGTATCACAATCAACGGTTACATGCGATATTAATAATGCAAATAATCATATTAAAGAAATTATATGGTTTTTAAGACGTACAGATATGATTCCAAAATATAACAATTATATTAATTATACTGGTTCATCAATATATTCTGAAAATATGCATATTATGAATAATGCTATTATTAAATGGGCAAATGATACTAATCGCGCTGATTATAATGCAGAATATTATAATAATATTCAACCATATTATTATCACACTAATATACCAAGAACTGGTATATATTGTTATTCATTTGCTCTATTTCCAGAAAAAGTAAATACATCAGGTTCTTATAATAATTCACAAATTAAAACATCAGTAACATTTACTACAAATGATTTTACTAATGATGAAACATTCAATAAAATTCAAAATGCTACAAAAGCGGTAATGGGTCAAGATTATAATTATGATGTCTTATATGAAGCTAAATTTTTTGTAAAAGAAATTAATGTGCTTTCTATAATAAATGGTAGCGCGCAATTAAAATTTGTTTAATTTTTTTATTCTTTCAAAGTAGTAATAAATAAGAAATGGACTTATTTGCATTAATAATTTTATTATTAGCTGGTTTTATCATAAAATATTTGATAGATATAATATCATCTTTAAGCAAGGAAATTAAAGAAATAAAAAATAAATGCATAATGCCATCTGCTACTAAAAGCTTACATTCGTCTAAATCACCAATTGAAAAAATAAACAATGATGTAAAGAAAGGAATATCATATATCAAAAATTATTTCGACTAAAATACATATAAATAATATAACCTTATATACATTAATAACTTATCAAAATATGCCTAGAAAACCGAAAAATCATGATGATAAAGCAATTGAAATAAAAAAAAAGAAGAATTTAATGAATACAATGGTAAAAGATGTAACACTTATAGAAAATGAAGATATTATACTACAATTGCCAATTACTGAGGGGGATAGTAATAAAAAAGATAATGATGTAGCACATGAGGCACCAAAACCTTATGAACCTGATTGTTTTTATCTAAATGATTCAAATCATTATAATAATATTCAGGACAATAATCTAGAAAATATTGATATTAATAATGAATATATGTTAGAATATGGATATGCTAAGGATATACTTAACAATAATAATAATTGTTATTGGTGTTGTCATCCAATTAAAAATCGTACTTACGGCATGCCATATAAATATAATGTAAAAACAGATACATATGTGTCATTTGGAAATTTTTGTTCTTTAGAATGTGCAAATGCATATAATTTCTCTTCTCATTGTGGAAGTGATAAAGTTTGGGAAATAAATAGTTTGATACAAATGCTGAGTAAACATTATGGATGTGACAAAGCGATACGTCCAGCTCCATCACGTTTTTTGTTAAAAATTTTTAACGGACCACTTACAATTGAAGAATTTAGAAGTAGTCATTTAACAAATGACAAAACACACATTTTAAATTTACCACCAATGATAACAACAACACATAATTATGAAATAGTAAATACTTCATATATTAAAAATATAACTGATAATATTAATAATCAAGGTAAAGAATCAATTGTATCCAAAAATGCAATTGAAAATAAATTAAAACTTGTAAAATAAAAAATGATATAAAGGCTATAACCTTTATATATTACGTAGAATGTCGGAA